TAGTTTCCAGGTTGGCTTTTAGCCCTGCTCGGATAGCGGTCAAGTCAGCCATTAGCCCACCGACTTCACAAGGCGATAATCATCGAGAAGTTGTGTTACGTCGCCATCAAGGTATTTTGAGGTTATACGCATCACACCTAGATCACCGTAGCCGGCAACGCCCATCGGGGATTCAGAGCGTTTGAACAAACGTGAAGCTTGAATCACACAGGCTTGCACGACCGAGTTTGGTACGCTCGCCCAACCAAACGTTCCAGTTATCTGCACAAGAGCTTGTTCCCCGCTCATACTTTGAGGGAAGGCTTTATCAATGGCGCGGATTCTTGTATAAGGCCAACCGGTCTTTCCAGCCGAAACGCCATTTAGTGGTTCAAGTTGATAACCAGCAGTCCAAGTCGTGTCAAAGCCTGAAGTCGTTGAGGAAGCAGTTTTGAGCGTGGTCAAAGAAGTTAGGTCGTCGATTTCAACAACGTCATCTGCGTAAGCAACAAAAACGCGAGTAGTTATGTTTTGCAAAAAGGTGCGCCCACAATAGCCGTCAATCATTTCAGTTGCCGAGTCAATAGCCATTTGAACCGATAGGTCATCGACGTTATCAGTTATTCGTAAAGAGTTCTTCACTTGTACCAGGGTTGCGTAAGCCATACCTTTATTTTACCTGCCTGAAATTATCTTAAAAGTTTGCGCAGGATAGGTCGCCAAAAGGTATCGTAAACGCGCTCAGAGGCGTACTGTTGCGCCCACTTGACCGTTGCCGAAGTATCTTGCCCTTGCAACTCATAAGCCTTTTCTAAAGCCTCTACAATGCTAGGAATCGACGGCGTGTTAAACCAAGCATCTTGAGTTGCATCCCACAAAGGCTGACCGTCAACCAACCAAGATTGAGGCCCAGCAAGTTCAGCCGAAGCTGCGAAGTTTGAAGTAATGACCGGAACCCCGCAAGCCTGAAACTCAACGGTCGCTAACCCAAAGCCCTCACCGAGTGAAGTAGTTAGACCGACATCACAAGCCGAATAAATGCCTGCCAAGATTTCTTGACTAATGCCATAGCGATACTCAATTGGATCAACAAAAAGAATTTGCGCCTCATTGATGCCACACGCTTGAGCAAGGGTTAAAAGGTTTATCCCACCTGCTTGCCCAAAGGGGTCGGAATGAACGTATAGAACAGCGTCAGGATGTTTCAGCGCAAAAACACTAAACGCCATAAATGCTTCAGCAAAAGCTTTGCGAACAGGCATTACCCCTTTATTAGCTGCATTGATACCCACAACAAACTGCTCAGGTTTTAGTTTCATCCACTCACGCCCAGGCAAACCCTCGATTAGCGAAGTCGGTTTGAAAACAGGTTCAAAGCTGTGAGGCGCATATTCGCACTCAATCCCAAGGCGCTTGATTTCATCCTGCCCAAATCGGCTCATAGCAATAGGAGTCACATTATTTTTTTTGAGCCAAGCCGCAACCTTAGGAGGTACAGGGCTGTGATCTATCGGAACCCAAGAAGCAATCGGAAACTTATCCCAAGTCTTGCCTTTGAAAACCCAAGCGTCGTAAAGGGTTATAAATAACGATTTTTGATTTTTGAAAAGGTTACTGAATCGGCTGTGATGTACCGGCGCAATATCGTTTGAATAAGTTTCAAAGCCTCGCGGATAGATAGGCACTTCCCCATAATCTGATTCCCAGACTGCTTGCAAGTCGTTGCCATAGTTGCTCGAAATTGCCACATCAAGACCGTCACGCTTGAGCCTTGACACAACGTTAGAAGTCTGAGTCCCGTAGCCTGTAGGAGCCTCTGGTGAGTTTGAATACCAAGTTACGGTTCCTTTTGGCAAGGGCTGTTTTGCAGGGTTTGTCATGTTGCCTCCTTTTCTTCAAGTATAAAGAAAACCCCCGCCTTTCGGCAGGGGCTTTCAGTCTTACCCCGATAGGGGTGAGGGGCAAGTCTTATGCGAATGATTTGCTTGAAGCCCATTCGTTTAGTTCTGCGTTGCGCTGTTTAGCCGTTTTAATCATTTCGACTGAAGTGATTGCAAAGTTTTTTGAGCCACGCTTCCAAGTCATAAATGACTTAGCTTCGGCTACTGAAATAGCATTTACAAAATCAAAAATTGTCTTGCCATTTTTTAGCATTGTAACTTTGTAGCCGTTTTGGTTTGAGTTGAACATTTGATACCCCTATCAGTTTGACTTCCCGTTTTCGGGCTTGGTATAAGTTTGGCACACTTTTTCAGGTAAAAATACCAAACTGCCAAAAAACTTTATAACGCTTATGTAACGAGAAAACCCCCGCCTTTCGGCGAGGGCATCTCTTGAGTAAAGCAAGGGTTAGCTTGCGCCACCCTTGAATAAGGCGAAATGAGAAGCGTGAGTTAGGTTCCCGTCAACACGCAACTGAACGCGGAAGTAAGTAACATCGGTGTTGAAGCCGTAGTCAGTTGAGGTGGCAATCTTTAGACCGCCAGCAACGCGAGCCTTGTAAGACTTCAAGTCACCGAAACCAACAGACAAAGCACCAAGACCAACAGCAGCAACGGCTGGGTTTTCGTACAAATTGTAACCAAGAATGGTTGCAGGCTGTCCGATGCCCTCGTTGAAAATGTAGTGACCACCCGAGTCCTTGGTCTTGCGAATAGCAGCAATACCAGTTTTAGAAGCCATGAATCCAAGACCTGAAGTAGCGAGGCGAGCCTGACCATCAATCGAGTAAACCAAGTTCACTAGATCTTCATAGCTTGGCGCGCCAGCGACACCAGTCGCACCGGTTCCAGTAGTCGTCGCAGCTGCAACAATTCCCTTAGGTAGTACGGTTCCAGTTCCAACAGTTAGATCAGTATTGACTGCAAAGCCGATAGCGTTTCCGGCCTGCTCAGCAATCAAACTACTGATGTCAAATCCTGCATCGGTGATTAGTTCGTTTGCAACAGGTACAAGGAAGCTGTACTTGAAAGCGTTCAAAGCAATCGAGCTGAAGGTTGGCTCAGACTCAGCGATTGCAGTTCCGGCACCCTTGATGGTTGCGGTAGAACGTGCAGTCAAAGTCGGAATAGTTAGGGTTTCACCTGAAGCAGTGTTGATAACGTCGGCAACCTGAAGCATCGGGCCAGCAAGACGAGCAACCTGAAACACCTGGTTGTAAAACGACTGTGGAACGGTGTTGCTCGAACCAACGAGAGTACGCTTTTCCGCACCAAACTCGTGACCCTTAGTTTCACCAGCAGCGATTGAGCGCAAAAGAGCGTTAACATCGGTAGCAGGCTGAGCAACTTCAAAACCACGACCAGCCTCAGAAACAGCCGAAGCACGTTCCTCATACTTTTTAGCGGTGGCAATCGAAGCGTCGCGTGACTCAATGTCAGCCTCAAGACGCTCAATGCGGGTTAGATCTTCAACAGTAAGTCCACGCTTCTCTGACTCTGCGCCTTCGAGAACATCTCGAACCTGTGCAATCAGGTTAAGCTTGGCTTCCTGTTGACTTTTTAGAAAATCAGACATTTTGAAACCTTTCATAAATAGTTGTTAGGGAGTGAACCGCGCTAACGCTGAGTTCGTCGGCGGTGATAACACTCAACCTGACTAAAAGTTTATATGTAAAAAAATACGTCATTCCTTTACACGTTTATTTTATGCGTAAAAGATTTTGACAAAAGAAAACCCCAGCGTCAAAAGGGAGAAAATCCGCTGGGGTAAAACTCTATCGAGTTTCTTTGGGTTCGATAATCCGTATTTCTTTACGAGATTTTACGAACAGTTTTAGGATAGCAAGCCGAAGGTATTTCACTCGGTTTCCAGCAACATAAGGTCAAGCTTCTTCTTCTTCAGCGCAATCAGGCCATCATCAACAGGCGCGTCAGGTTGAATAACAAGTTTGTCAATTGTACTTTTCAAAACTCGGGCAACATCAGGCTCTAAGTTATCGCCGTTTTCGAGGGCCAATAAACCAGCGGCTAGTTGATCCACGTCAAGGGCGCGAACCGTTGCAGTCCCGCTAGTAGCTGAATAAGCAGGGAAGGATACAAGACTTGCCTCAAATAGTCTGACAGCCTCCAGAGTGCGCTCGGTGCCTGAATTAGACCAACTGTCCTTGATGACGTTGAACCCAAAACTGAAAGCCGAAACATCGCCACGCTGCACAAGAATTGAAATGTCCTTGCCCAAAGTAGTCGGTGCCAAATCAGCCTCAACGCGCAAACCCTTAGCATCCTCAATCAGCCTTAGAGTTCCAGCGCGAGTCGAAGCAAGCGGGTTAGAGGTGTCGTGATTCCAAAGCAACTTTATGTCATTTCTCGACTGCAAAGACTTACG